TTTGAAGAGATAATAAAGGGTCGTTAATAGACTCTAAAAAATCCTCAGGATATCTACTCGCAAACAATCTAACATCACGCTTTAATTCTGCAGATGTCATTCTATCTACTTTCACGCCCATTACTACTCTAGCTATTGTTTCTAACATTTCAATATCTAATTCTTTAGCTGCAATCATTGCGTCTAAAGCTAAATCCATGCTATCTACATCTACACTAGCGTCTTTTTCTTTATCAACTTCAATAAAATCATTTCCATTTCCAGGATGATGTGCTAGAAATTTTTGTAAAATTTGGTTTTGTTTTGGAACTCTTAAAAATCCATCTTCAAAAATAATTGGTTCTAAAAGAACATTTCCATCTTGCTCATCTTCAAAAATAGTTTTTTGATTCTTAGCATATCGCATAGATCTGTTTTGTCCAGTTTCTTCGTCAAAATAAAGTAAACTACTTCTTTTAGTATTTCTTGATGGAATTGTGTAGCTCAATGGAGCTTTGTCTCTGGTGAGTTTGTAGCTTTTGTCAACAAAAGCCTCTTTGTTTTTTTTCATTTGATATAATTTAAATTTAATAAATATAAAAGAGAGTAAGTCAGGTTGCAGCTGACCTACCCTCTTTAATTAATCCTTTATCTATTTAAAGATAAAGAAGTTGTTAGCACCTAAAGTACATAAAGCTCTTTCAGATAAGAAGTTTACTTCCATAGCATCTAAGCTAGAAGTAGAAGCTCCACCTGCTGAACCTGTAATCCAAGTCTTATAACGTCTGTCTTCAGTTTCTGAAGCTCTATAACGAACGTGTAAGAATGGTCTCTTAGCATTTTTGCCAAGAACTTGATCGTAAACTGTAGTAGAACCTGCTGGAACTAATACTCCGTTTACAGCACCACCTACAATATCACCACGCATAGTTGGATCGTTTAAGTATTTCCAGTCTGTTTTGTAGAAGTCATAACCTCTTCGGAATCCAGAGAATCCTAAGTTTAAAGCCATTTCTTCATCATTGTCAAAAAGACCAAATGAAGTACCACCTGCATATCCTGCATTTTGAGCAGCTAACATATCGTCAATATCAAATCCAAACTCACGATTCACAAAAAGAACATTCTCTTCAATAGAACCTTGCTTGTCTAATCTTTGAATGATAGCGTCAAAATCTCCAAGAGTTGTTGGGTTACCACCACTCCATACATTTCCTCGCTCTTCAACAACATAGAAAAGACCTTCTGATCCTTTGTTACCTACGCCTGATGCAATTCCTTCAACAATTGCTGCTGCTCCTGAACCACCTTCTGCTGGTACTGCTTCAACCATTGCTGTTTCTAAGTAATCTTCAAAACGTAAACGAGTTTCATGCTCTGATTTTAAATACCATAAGAAACCAGTTGCTCCGTTTTCAGTAGTAACCTCAATCCATCCAATTTGAGCCATGTCAGAACCACTTACTGCGTAGTGATCTTTAATGATAATTGGTGAGTTAGAGAAAATGCTATCATCAGCTTCTAACTGCCCTTGCATTCCAACAGATCCCTTTTGGAATTCTGAACCATAAATAAATAGAGAACATACTACTCCTGCGGCAACACCTTGACCTGCAAATTCATAATAAGCAACATCAATTGTTCCGTTAACAATATCAACTGCAGTAACAATAGCTTTGTTACTAAGAGTTGAACCTGCTGTACTGTCAGAAATCATAATTGTTTGACCAATTCTAATTGCAATACCGCCAGCTCCTGGAACTAAAACATCTCCAATTGTTAAAGTAGCAACTCCTGCTCCTGCTATTGCTGCTGAAGTAACATCTGTATACTTCGTGTGTAGTCTTCCTTGCTCTGCCCATTTGATAAGGTCTGAGTTAGAAGGCATTTCAGCGCCTACCATTCTTAAGAATGATGCTACTGTTCTGTTTCCATAACGTTCGAATTCTTTTTCATAAGTATCTGGAAGATACTGATTTAAGAAATCAAAGTTAGTAATGTAATTTGTCTGTAATAAAACCTGTTCTGAACTTGGTTGTAAGTCAAACCCAGGTACTGCATCTACTGCCATAATTTTTGTTTTTTAGATAACACTGAGTGTTAATTATTTTTATTTTTTACTTCTAATTTTCAATCCTCTACCACTTGAGTCTGAAACTTGACGAGCCTTAAAGCCTGTATCTCCAATCGCTTGAGGAGCTTGCCTAGTCGACATGTTAATGTTTTTACTTTTTTTAGAAACATCACTTATCGCATCTGCTTTCCCTTGGTCATAAAAATAACTAGCAAACTTTTGAGGATTCATTGCAGCACTTAAAGCTGTATGCCATCCCTTTGCATCACTTATTAAACCATCTTCACCAACATACCTGCCGACTAGATTATTTAAATCACTTTGCTTTGTCTTCATTTCAGTAACATCACCATAAGAATAATTTACAATTTTATCTCCAACATTAAACTCAAAACCTTTGAATTCTGGATTAAAAACTTCATTTGTCTTTTTTACAAAAAAATCATTTTTCTTTGCATTGGCTTCTTCAGCTGATTTAGAATTTTTAATATAACTTCTATATGCTTCAACTTCTCTCTCCTGTTCTTCAGAAAAAGAACTCCCACTTGACTCAAGAGGAACTCTGTATTTTTCTTTTAAATCGTTAAGATATGTTTTAGCTTTTGAAAGTTCTCTTTTTTTAGCAATGTTCTTTTTCTTTATTTCTTTTTCATCATCAATGTCTTCATCATATGAAAACTTTTCATCCATTAAATAATGAATGTCTTCACTATCTAAATCAGATTCAGTTAAAGAATAGTACTCTGCTAACACTTGTTCGTCATCTAAATCATCGTATTGTTTATTTACTTTTACGAAATCTTCAAAACCACGCCCTGTGTTCTTTTTATAATCTAAATATTTAGATACCTCTTCTGGCAAATCATTTGTCTCTTCTCTTTGAGCAAACAAATCATCAACAGATGAAATATCTTTATTATATCTATTTTTAATATATGAAAGAACGTCTTCGTCTTTTATAGTTGGACTTTCAACTGCCAATTCTTCGGCTTCTTGTTCTAAAGGTTGCTCTTCAACAACATCATTAGGTTTATCGTTAAACTCAGCTTCATGCTTTTGTAATAACTTCTCTTCTACTTCCTGTACAGATTTTTCAGCTACAGAATCTAGTGATTTTACTTTAATTTCCATTTGATTTAATTTTTTACAAAGTTAATATTTAATTTAATAAAGTATTTAAGGTTTATCTAGGTTCAAATTCAGCTAAATCAAAACCATCTAAACTATCTTCATTTGATTCAAAACTAACTGATGGTAAATTGTTTTTTCTTTGCTCTATTAATTTTGATTGCTCTGTGTTAGCTTGACTTATTCTTTTAGACTTAGCTTCTTCACGTTGATTTTCTCTCATTTTCAACCCATCAATTTCAACACCTTTTAATTGCATTTGTAACTCAAACTCTAGTTGCATTAACTCAGCTTTTATAGCAGCCTCTCCCTTCATTTTTTCTATTGAAAAAGTTGCTTTTCCTTTCTCAATTTCCATAGAAGCTTGAGTTTCCATTTGTAATTTTTGCATTGCTGTTTGAGCTGCCAGTTGTTGTGACTGCATATTTATCTGACCTTGTTGTTGGGCAGCAGCAGCTTTTGCTTGTTTCTCAGAATCTTCTTTTGCTTTACGCCTAACCTTAAGCATCTGATTAGCAAGTTTAACATTTCTTATTTCTCTAATGTCAATTGCATCTTCTAAGTTTATACTATCCCTACTTAAAGCGGTTTGTATATTTTGCTCTAAAAGTCTTTGTTGCTCTTCATCTGGAGCTACTTCTATGAAGATACCAAAATCACTTAAATATAATTCAGATATTTCTTCTAAAATTCCAACATTATACTTACCTACCTGATTAATAAATTCTTCTCTAAAATCTGCATACTCTAACAAATCAGCTACTCTACTAGATAATGCTGTACAAAGCCTTTCTGTCATTCCTATTCCAGAGTCTAATATGTGTCTAGTTGCAGTATTACTGCTTAAAGCTGCTAGTTTTTGAAGACCGACTAAAGAATAAGAATCTGGTGTTGCTCCATCTCTAGCTTCATTTAAACCTGTTACATCTCTAAGCATGGACATATAATGATTATACGTACCTACAAGACTTTGTATTTTTCCTTGCCCTGAACTACTGTTCAATTGTTGAATAGGTACTTTTGCTTGATTATAATCTCCATCTTGAGTATAACTTCTACCAATAACACTTCCTGTTTGGAAAAACATTCTAAGTGCATCTTCTGGATTGTATGCTTGACCTGTTCCTAAATCTACTTCACTTAATCCATCAGCATCTATGTAAACACCATCTGGTACAACTCTTGAAATAACTTGTTGTAATTTTAAATGGGTCATTTGAATTAGATCAGCAAATGTAATCATTCTTCGTACTAAAGATTCTAAAACTCCTTTATACATTCTTGGAGCAGCAGCTAAAAACTCTGGATACACTTCTTGTGATGCAGAAGCTGGTCTAGCCATGTTCTCAGCCATCTCCCATTTAAGCATAATACTTGTACCCATAATCATAACCCCCTCATACCAAACATCAATTGTTTTAGATACTTTTTCATAATTACCTTCATCTTGCATTTCTGGAGTTGGATTAAAGCTGTCATCTTTTTCAATAACCTTTGAAGCTCCTGATGAATTTGTTTTTTTCTTATAAGTAAATGTATGGGTTGTTTTATAATTAAAGAATAAAACAGTGGCACTGTCTTTACTGAATAAACTATTATTGTAATACTGTGCTGTATTATTGTAATCATACCAACTTTGACTATATTTTGATATTTCTTCCATATCAACCCTAGTTAAACTTGTGTCAATTTTAAGCAATTCACTTATTGGTAAAGTTTTAATTTCACCCCAATAAAAACAATCTTTAAAATAAGGGTCTTCTGTATAACTATAAACTACATTTGCAGGATCAACATATTCAACTTCAATTCCTGAACCAGGTTTAAAACTATGTTTGCACATTTGAATACCTAAGACCATTTGGTCATAGTAAAGTCTTTTTTGCAAATCATGGTATCTGCTTTCAGCTAAAACGGTATTTATTGCTTCTTCCTCTGCAATTTCAATAGATGGCTTGTATTTTAATTGCATATGCAAAGCAAGCTGCTCATCGTTTTCAGGAACTTCTTCAGGACTCATTCGAAAAGTATTTACATTAAAATCTTTTTGAACTTGCTTCATTAGATCTTTAGAGATCATATCTTTTTCTAGTTGTCTTTGATATTTACTTTTTTTATCAAGAGACATACCATCCTGGGCATAAGCGTTAATTTTAAATACTCTGTCAGCCATTCCATTAACAACTATGTCCACAAACTTTGGTATAATTGGGACAGGAGTCCAGTCTAAATTTAAATAACTTAAATCCCCATCAATTGCTAATTCATTTTTATATTTAGCTATTGACTGCTCTCCACGAGCATATAATCGAAGTCTATGAAAGTCAGCCCATTGATTATAAAACCTACTTTGTCCTCCGTCTTTTCTGAACCACTCATATTGAATGGCTTGTCCTATTTGCAATCCAAACTCAACGCTGTCTTTTTCTTTGTCAGACACGAATTGACTTGGGAAACCCTGAGGGTTTATTGCTATTTTTACATCCTCCATTTATTTTATAATTTGGCTATAACTTCCCTTATTGTCATATCTTGCAAAGTTAAGTTTTATTTTTGATTTATTTTTAATGGGCTGGTAAAGGTTCTTCTGTATAGCCATGATAGCTAAACCAGAACTAATTGAAGCATCAAACTTTGTTCTTTTGTTTATATCAAACCTAGCCCAGTCTTCTAAAGTTCTAATAAAATACATCGAACCTATAAGATCTTTCTCTCTAAAAGTACCTGATAAATCAAATCCAACATTCTTTTCAATATAAGATTCTATTGCGGCTGCATGAGCTTGTTTTATATCTTCAGAGCTATTAGGCATACCTCCTAATTCTTTTTCAGTTTGTGACAATTTATTATAAACCTTATCAGGCCTATTCATTGAAAAACCTCTATACCCTCTGTTTTTAAAATGATATAACAATCTTGGTTTATTATTTTCTATTAATATTGGCATACCATAAAACACACAAGCCATTAATACATCTTCAAAAAACATTTCTGCTGTTTGTGGTCTAGCAATATATTCTAAAAAAAATTCATTAGTAGGTCCTTCATCCATGTGAAACTTAGTAACGCCATGTAAAGCACCATTAGATCCTCCACCTCCTACAGTCCCAGATATATCATAACTATCACATCCAAAAGCACCTATGTGATCGTTTTTTGGATATTTAACTCCGTTCTTTAAATAGTGTTGATTTTGTAATTGTTTTTTTGGTGTCCATGTTACATAAAATCGTCCTCTATCATTTGGAGAAAAAATAACTTCTGTATCTTTAATTCCATTTTTCCATGAAAACGAACCTCTTGTTACAAATCTATCTTTTATTAATGAATCATTGTAATCTATTTGCTGATAAAGTTTTTGAAGATTAAATAACGATTGTTTACTTTCATCTCTAAAAGCGTGAGATTCTGTACGAGGGAACTGTCTGTAATACTCGTTTAATCCATCAGGATCTGATTTAAGACCCTCAACCTCATTGTTCCAGTGATTGATAACACCTTGATCGATTACATCTCCTAAAGGCCCTTCTATCTCTTCCCCTGGATCATCAAATACAGGATATCCGTAAACATCTATAAATCCTTCATAATTCCATTCCATAGGGATGAAAAGTGAATATAGTCCACTTTTAGTTTGACCATTCTTGTTTCTTTTGTTTACATTAGAATCTGAATATAATTTTTTAAAATTACCACCTCCTTTTTCAATAGAATTAGAAGTACTTCCCATCATACATTTTCCAATAATTTTAGATCCTAATCTAAGACAGGTCTTAGTTACTCGCCAATTGTTTAATATGTTATCAGGTCTTTCCCATTTCCCACTTTCATCATGAGCTAATATTTTTAATTTTTCTCCATCGTAAGAGTTGTCACCTGTGTTTTTCCAATCTATTGTCGTGTCAAGCCCTTCAAGTTCTGTAGCGGCTTCATTGGCATCAAGCTTTTTTCTGGTAAGCTTGGAGGCTGGTACTCTATAGGCAAGTTCGGTCTTGGGCCTGTCCATACCATCCTGGATCGGTTTGAAAAAGAAGGGGTAGTTGAGCGATATTGGTACGACTTTATCGGTAAACATCTTCTTAGCATCTGATCCAGTTTTTGACAATATTCCAAAACGTGAATCTCGTGATGTGGTAGCTTCATGCACGAGTTCTGATGAGGACATAAACGAAAAGCCTGATCGTCTGTTCTTAAGATAACACATTCCATATGACCGTCTGTCTGCTTTGCAAGCTTCCCAGAATATGTAGAATAATCTATTTGATTCCCTAAAGTTTGGCTGCCCAACATCAATTTTGGTCCAGCACAAGTACATGTAGTGAGAACCAGTAATAAAAGTAGAAACCCCTTTGTTATTAAACCAAAAACCTTTTTCACGTCTTTCAAATTCTTTGTCAATATAGTCATACCATTTCTCTTTAAAGTTATCTGGATGTTTGTCCCAATCAAATACATTTTTAATTTTACTTAATTCTTTTGGATAATCTAATTTACCCCAGTAATTTTTTTTAAATTTATAAACATCTTCTTCTTTTGGTAAAGCTATTTTTAAATTTTGTATTTCATATATATCACCAATCATACCACTTTTGGATATAACAACAATATCATATTCTTTATTATACCCATAATCCCACAATCTTTTTTTATTATTGGATTTTAGAACCTTTTCAGGAACAATGTTATTTAGTATTTTATATAAAGTTTGTTCGTACATT